ACTGTCAGCCATTGCGTCAATCTGCTCTTCGGACCAGTGGGGCGTGTGCTGCCAGTTAGATATGCGCGGATGTTTCATCAGCGAGACTGGCGGGCAATGCTCCCATCCGCAAGCGCAAGCGCCGTTTTTATCCGCACCATAGATACCGAAAACGCGCAGCCCACACTCCCAGAATTTGCGGTATATCATGGCGCAGAGCCTCCCGGCGCGCTGAGATACTCGGTCAGCTTTCGCATGGTTTCCCAAGACGGGTTGGTCGTTTTTCCACTGCGCAAATGCGCAATCGTGTTGCGGTGTATGCCAGTGGCATCGGCTACTGCGTCAATGCGGCGATCCTGAAGCGCATCACGAATTTGCTCTGGTGTCATTGCTGTTTTCCTTACCTGTAAATTCTATTTGACAATGCGCTAACGCACGGTGTAATGTCAAGAGGCAGGTTGTAGAGCGTGACCCTGCCACGCAAGGCCAATGAGCCGAAAGGAACTGATTATGAGCTTGATGGAAACCATCAGCACACCGCAGGATCGACCAGTGATGGTGACGATTTGCGGCGATAGCGGACTGGGGAAAACGTCTCTAGCCGCGACATTCCCAAAACCTATTTTCATTCGGGCAGAAGACGGGATGCAGTCAATCCCCGCCGCGCACCGACCTGACGCGTTTCCGGTTGTGCATGATGTAGACGGTCTGTGGGATCAGCTAAAAGCCGTTATTCACGAGCCGCACGAGTATAAAACTCTGGTTGTGGATAGCGTCACCGCACTTGAGCGCCTGTTTGGCGAGGATGTGCTGCGCAAAGACGGCAAGGCCAAATCCCTGAACCAAGCGAACGGCGGCTATGGTGCAGGATTTGCGGCGGTCGGCACGATGCACCGGCGTGTCTTGAAGGCGGCGCAGCTATGCGTTGAAAAGCGCGAAATGCACGTTGTCTTTGTTGCACACGCCGATACCGAAACAATGAAATCCCCAGATGTTGATGATTACATGCGATATTCTCTGCGTCTGAATCAAAAGTATAGCATCGCGCCTTATGTGGACGATGTGGATATTGTCGGATTCCTGCGCCTTGAGACGTTCCTGCGCGGCGAAGACGGCGACCGGAAAAAAGCCATCAGCAGCGGGGATCGTGAACTGATTACTCACGCGACCGCAACGGCTGTGAGCAAAAACCGCTTTGGCATAACTGATCCGCTGCCTGTAACGGCGGGAATCAACCCGCTGCGCGGCCTTGTGCCGGGCTTTGGCAAGGCAAAGAAAACAGAAGCACCCGTAAAAGATGAAGCGGCAACCGAAGAAAAGGAAACAGCATGAGCTTTTGGGATTTAGGAGACGGGTCTAGCGCCGCAGACAACCCCGATAAGGAATACGAAATCCCCGGCGGCGGTGATATGACGCCGATCCCCGGCGGGTCAAGCGTTCTAGCATTGATCGACGAAGCTAAGTGGGATGATCGCAACGAGGCAGAATATATCAATCTTCGCTGGTCAATCATGGCGCCGGATGAATACAAAAACCGCAAAGTTTTTCAAAAGCTGTGGGTGACTGACGACGATCCAAACGCCAAAGACGCTGACAAGGCTGCTAAGAAGCGCGACAAGGCCAAGCGGATGCTGGCGGCAATTGATGCCAACGCGGGCGGGAAGTTGGGCAAGAAAGGCGAAATGCCGACCGACGATAGCCTTACAATGTGCCTGACAAACAAGCCGATGATTATTTCTCTGCAAGTCTGGTCCATGCCGGACCGTGAGCAACCTGGCGAAAAGATCGAAGGAAATTGGGTTTCGGCAGTAGCGCCAAAATCAAAAGGCGTTGATGTGAAGGCCGCGCCAGCGCCAAAGCCGAAAGCGGCGCCGCCCGCGCGGGATCTTGACGACGAAATTCCTTTCTAAACAAGCCAACGGCGGGGTTAGCGCCCCGCCGTTCACACCGCAAACACATGAGGGGATAGACATGGAACAGCGTAGTAAGGAATGGTTTGAGGCGCGTCGAGCAAAAATTACTGCAAGCGCTGTTGGCGGGATACTTGGCAACAGCCCATATCAAAAGCGGGCCGACGTGCTGCGCCGCATGGTGCGCGAATATCACCGCGCGGAATCAGAATTTAGCGGAAACATAGCAACCGAATACGGCACCCGAAACGAAGATGGCGCGCTGGTCGAGTTCGAAATGGAAACCGGACTGACTGTTCAGGCGGTTGGATTTATCACACGCGAGGATTGGGCGGGATGCAGCCCGGACGGCTTGTTGAGCGACCACGCGGGGCTTGAGATTAAATGCCCATTCGGCAAGCGTAAGGATGAAAAGCCAGCGTTCAAAACGCTGCGCGAGCAGCCCCACTACTACGATCAAGTGCAGTTTTCGCTTTGGGTGGCCGACCGCATGGCGTGGTTGTTTTATCAATGGGCGCCCGGCGGGGCCGTACTGGAAACGGTATCTGTCGATCAGGCATGGCAAGACGAAAACCTGCCGAAGCTACGCCAGTTCTATGCTGAGTATCTGGACGCGGTAAAGGTGCCGGACGACTACCTTGAGCCGCTGCGCGTTGAGGTTGATACGTTTGAGGCGCAGCGCATTGTTGCTGAATACGACCAGCTTAGTGAGGCGATCGACAACGCCACGTCGCGCAAGAAAGAACTGCTGGCAGAAATGGTGCGCCTAGCGGGTGATCGAGACGCAATCTTTGGTGGGCGCAAGCTCACGCTAGTAAAGCGCGTCGGATCCGTGTCCTATGCCAAGGCCATTGCCAAATATGCGCCCGGTGCGGATCTTGAGCCGTTTCGCGGAACCGCGTCATCAAGCTGGAAGTTGTCGTGATGGGCAATAGGATGCAGGAAGTGGAGCTTTCCGAGATTCTTGAAGCTTTGCAGTTAGGTCAAGATAAGGCGCTTGAACTTATGGCGTCAACCGGGGTTGAAGTTTTTGGGTGTTCATTTGATGCTAGTGGAATCATCCAATGGCAGTTTATCGTCTACAAGGTCATGGGTGATCGCGTTATTGTCAAAACCTACAGCTGGATTGACGGTTCGTTCCATTCATATCAGACTATATGCTTAAACAATCTCAAAGCTGAATGCCTGTTATTTCTCTCAGAAGAAGAATGGCTTTCGTTCTGTTATGACCATGCGTCTAGTGAGTTTGTAAGGGCGCGGAGCGTGGGCCAATGAAACTCCGCCCGTATCAGCAGACCGCCCATGATGCCGCCGTTCGATATATGGGGTTGAGCGTTGACCCGTTCTGTATTGTAGCGGCAACTGGAGCGGGGAAAAGCCTCATTATCGCCGCACTGGCTGACACAATCCACGCCAAGACAGGCAAGCGGATATTGTGCCTAGCGCCCAGCGCGGAGCTGGTGGTTCAGAACGCTGAGAAGTTTTTGGCAACGGGCAGCCCCGCCAGCATTTACAGCGCCAGCGCTGGGGGGCGATGCTTGCGCCATAAGGTTGTTTTCGCCAGCCCGCTGACGGTTAAAAACCGCATCAGCGCGTTTCAAAAGCACGGTGATAATGGGTATGCTCTGATTGTCCTGGATGAATGCCATCAGATCACGCCGACAATCAAAGGTATAATTGAGGCAATCCGCATGGCAAACCCAAACGTGCGAGTGTGCGGCCTGACTGCCACGCCATACCGGCTGGGCAGTGGGTATATCTTTGCCAAGTGGCCGGACGGGAAAGCTAACGGCGAAAAGTCTTGCCGCACACCATACTTTACACAATGCGTTGATGAAATCGGCGCGCGCGCGCTGATAGATATGGGTTATCTAACGCCGCCGGTAATCGGCCAGATTAACGCAGATGGGTATGACACCGGCGGGCTTGTGGCAAATCGCATGGGTAACTTTGACAAAGCAGCAGTGGATCGGGCATATCACGGCCACGGGCGGAAGACGTCTGCCATTGTGGCTGATATTGTGGCGCAGTCGCGCAACCGCGCCGGGGTGCTTATTTTCGCCGCGACAGTGCAACACGCGCATGAGGTTATGGCGAGCCTGCCGCCTGAGTATTCCGCCATTGTAACGGGCGAAACGCCGCGCCGTGAGCGTGAACGGATGCTGCGTGACTTCAAGGCGCGCAAGCTGAAATACATGGTGAACGTATCTGTGCTGACTGTCGGGTTTGATGCCCCTCATGTTGATGTGGTGGCGATTCTGCGAAAGACGGAGAGCGTTGGTTTACTACAGCAGATCGTCGGGCGCGGCCTTCGCCTTGATGGCGGAAAGGACGATTGCTTGGTCCTCAATTACACCACAAACCTAGACGACCACTGCCCCGATGGAGATTTGTTTTCGCCAATCATTCGCGCCGGTGCTGCGCCAAAAGAAGGTGGCGAGGTTGAGGTGATATGCCCGGAATGCGGGACCATAAACGAGTTCAGCATGAACGGCGAATACGAGGATTACGAACACGACGAGGCCGGGTATATTCTGGACCTTGAAGGCGAGCAGGTGCAGTCTGAACATGGCCCCATTGCCATGCACTACGGGCGGCGCTGCATGGGCCTTACGCCAGTAGGCGCGCAAGGCAAGCATGAGCGTTGCGATTACCGCTGGACCAGCAAGGAATGCCCGCACTGCGAAGCGCCGAACGATATTGCGGCGCGATATTGCGCCGAGTGCAAAGGGGAAATTGTCGATCCGAATGAAAAGCTTCATGCGGACTTCAAGGCGCTAAAGCGAGATCCGACAAAACCCCAAACGGATGAGGTTGTGCGCATGGAGTGCGTGCCAGGCGTGTCTCGCGCTGGCAACAAAATAATGCGAGTGGAATTTGTCACTAAGTGGCGGCAGTTCACAATATGGCTCATGCCAGATGGAACGCACACCCGCGCTATGCGTGATTGGCGCATGTTTGCAGATGCGACGAATGACGGTGAAGCCTCGCCGCGCACCGTGTCATATTCCAAGGATGCGGAAAGCGGGTTTTTCAGAGTGCTAGGGTATGATCGCGCGCCAGATATGGAGCCGGAAACATGAAATTTGGCCAAGCAGAAACGGCGGGGATTTTGATCTATGGTGACAGACTATATCGCGGGAAGTGCGCAGTCGAAAGCATGGAGCAGGTGACGCTTTTTAACTGGCTGCGCCGCGAACACCCGGAAACTCTGGGCGCTCTTGCCGTTCATCCCCGCAATGAGGGGCAGCTTAGGGGCGGTCAGTTCCATGGGATGCAGAAGGTTAAGGCTGAGGGAATGACGCCGGGGTCCAGTGATATTATCATACCGGGCGCGCCTGCGTTTGTTTGTGAAATGAAGCGGCGCGACCACACAAAAAGCGCATGGCAGGACGGGCAGATTGACTATTTGCGGGCATCGGCGCGGGCTGGATGCTTTGTCTGCATTGCCTTGGGGCATGAGGCGGCGAAGCAGGCAGTGCAAGACTGGCTGGCGATCCATGTGGCCTGATAGCGTGGCCCGCCCATCAAAGCAGCTTAAAGATGTTTTGCGCGGCGCTGTGCGAATGAAAGACGCGCCAGAGGCCGTTCAGAGCTGGGCAAGATTTGCGATATATCAGGGCGCGAAAGAAGTCCTAGCTATTGATGGTAAGGGAAATCGGCGAAACGCTATTGCAAAAGCCCCCGCAAGCATCCGGCCTTACCTTGAGTCAGAAATTTTAAGGCTGCATCGTATAAAATAACACTTGACCGTGCGCCCGCGCATATGCCATTGTTTATTTAACGAACCGCAACTTGGAGAGAATCAATGAACATAGCCAAACCCCTTACCGCCCTAATCGCCATTGCCGCCCTTGCTGGATGCGCCTCGCAGCCTGACCAGATCGCCGCCTCATATGTCAGCCCTACCGCTTATCAGGGCATGTCGTGCGGAACGCTGAACGCTGAGGCACAACGGGTCAATGCCCAGCTAGTGCAGACTACCGGGCAACAGCAAAAAGCCGCCAACAATGACGTCGCCGTTACTGCCGTAGCGCTCGTTCTGTTCTGGCCAGCCGCGTTTTTCATCGCCGGTCAAGATAGCTCTGCCGAATTGGCGCGCCTCAAGGGTGAAGCCGATGGCATCCAAGCCGCTGCGATCCGCGCGGGGTGCAAGGCATGACCAAAATAGACACCGACGATCTGCAGCGGATGATCCTGCTGCTCGACGCGGCAGACGAGGCACTTACCGCCGCCGCCGATCTGGAAAAGCGCAACGAGGCCGGGAAGCCATTGCGATCCATCACTGCGCAAGAGCGCGCTAAGGCAACGCGCAGGTTTGTTGAAAAAATGGCTTTAAAATACAACGTCGAAGTCAATTAAGGAGCACCACCATGCAATACGAAATACGCAACCGCTGGACGGGCGAAGCCCAGTTTACCGCAGAAATCGACGCTACAGATGGTGCGCCGCGCAGCCTTAAAATCGGCCTCGCAATTAAGTGGGCGTTGAAAAACCGTGCCAACCTGCGCGATGCCAACCTGAGCGATGCCGACCTGCGCGGTGCCGACCTGAGCGGTGCCAACCTGAGCGATGCCGACCTGCGCGGTGCCAACCTGAGCGATGCCAACCTGAGCGATGCCGACCTGCGCGGTGCCGACCTGCGCGGTGCCAACCTGAGCGATGCCAACCTGCGCCGTGCCGACCTGCGCGGTGCCGACCTGCGCGGTGCCAGCCTGAGCGATGCCGACCTGCGCGGTGCCAACCTGAGCGATGCCGACCTGCGCCGTGCCGACCTGCGCGATGCCGACCTGCGCGATGCCAACCTGAGCGATGCCAACCTGAGCGATGCCAACCTGAGCGGTGCCAACCTGAGCGATGCCAACCTGCGCGGTGCCGACTGGATACCAGTAATCCCAAACATTCACTCCACAGTCTATGAGGCGGCGTCCGCTGGCGGTGCGCTCGATATGGGCAGTTGGCATAGCAATGGTTTCTGCGGAACAACGCATTGCCGCGCGGGATGGGTAACGCACCTAGCGGGTGAAGCTGGCCGCGTGATGGAGGGCATCATGGGTACCGCCGCCGCCGCTGCGCTGATCTATGCCAAAAGCGATCCTAAAATGAAGCGCGTCCCCAATTTTCACGCAACAGACGAGGCCGCGCTTGCAGACATGAAGCGTCTTGCTGATGCTGAGGCGGCACCATGACCCACCTCATCACCGCCCCGTATTTCCAGACAGTCTTCGATAGCGGCGCCCCGGGCCTCGCCAACGCCTGCGACCCTGCCACATTCATCACCGCCTGCGATGCGCTGGCTGCATGCATGCACGAAGGCATGGAAGCGATTGTCTGGCAGATCCACCCGCCCACAGCCACCCAAGCGCCCATGCTGCACGACGTGACAGCCGCTGCCGCCGCGTATGTGCGGTTCTGGAACAAGGGCAAGCCGATCACGCCGGAGGAACGCGCCGAGATCATCAGTGACCCCACCGACAGCGCCTATGACACGCGCAAAGAGGAGTGCGCGGCATGAGCATCAGTTGCGCAATGAAAGACCCCAAAAGCGCCACGGTGCGCGAGTTTCAATTCAACGGCGAAAAGCGCGCGGTTTTGACCTTTTCCGACGGGGCGGACGAATTCAACATTCACACCACGCCCAGAGCCGCCACGGCAGTTGCCGACGCCTTCAACGCGGCAATGGCGCGGGTTGCGCCGGAGGATGCAGCATGATCGGGCCGGAACGGATTTGGCATACCACAGATAGGCGGGGCAAAATCGCAAAGCACCAAGACGCACACGTCAAGCCGTGCGCCGAGGTCATGTCGGCATATTCTGAATACGTCCGCGCCGATATTGCCGCCACCGAAGCCGACGCCCTGCGCGCTGAGGTGAAGCGGCTGAGGGAGGCGTTAAAATTTTACGCTCCTATTGAAATTGCTGGTGTTAAGTATGCAGGCGGAGACGACGCGGGATGGCGCGCCACCGCCGCCCTAGCGGAGGCCAAGCCATGACCCGCAAGCAGCCCCTTGACTACGACGCCAGCCCCCTCACATACCTTGAGCATCAAGCGCGCCGGGGCGGCCCTTGGCGCCATCCCGCCAAATCGCCCGGATGGCAGCGGCGGCCCAGCCTAATCAGCGCCGCGTTCGTGTGGGCCGGGATCGTCGCGGCGGCGGTGTGCATCTTGTTCGGGTGGTGGGCGTGGTGGTGATTGCCGACCTTGCCCGCGCCCGCGTCACGTTTCAGCAGCGCACAATCCTGATGATACTGGAGGAAAAACCAATGAAATCCAACCTGATAGAAATAGATGTTGAAGTCGTCCACCGCACCGAAAAGGCGGTCTTAGTTCACACCGGCATAAAGGAGCAAGCCGTTTGGCTTCCGCTTTCGCAAATCGAAATTGAAAGAAACGGCGCATTTGACGGGATTGAAACGCTGACCCTTCCCGAACCGCTGGCTTTAGAAAAGGGGTTGATATGACCCTAAACGCAAACACCGAGGCGCTAGACGCCCACCACGACCAGCCGGACCCTATCGGCCAGGAGGACGGCGAGACGTGCGGGCGATACGAGGAACCCGACGAGGACGCGCCGCGCGGGTATAAGCCCAAGCCGTGCGGTGGCGTGATGTTTCAATTCAGGGATGATGAAGGGCTGTTTGAGTGCGACACATGCGGCGAGACTGGAGATTGAAATGGTTTTTAATAAAATTCAGAAATCTCTTGATCGCCACGTTGTTCAATACATGGCAGAGGCAGCAGGTTCGTTCGGACCGACAGAAACATTCTGGCGAATTAGTAGGTTCACGAATGAATGGATCACAAGAGAAATGGCCCGCGCAATACTGCGAAACCTGACGGATAGAGGCTTCTGCGAATACCGTCGAGGCCTGTTCACCGAGGATGGGGAGGCCGCTGGGGCAGGATATGGATTAACTCGCAAAGGGTTGGTGTATTACGAGCAACTCATGGCGGAAGATAATGGCGAGATTGGAGATTGATATGACTGAGCTACGAGACAAGATTGCGGCCTTAATCGACCAAAACCTTCCGGAAGATTATGACGCTGGCTTTCAAGCCGCCGACGCCATCATCGCAGCCCTGCCCGATCTGGTTGAGCCGCTGGTGTGGGAAAGGTCACATTTTACTTCATGGGTTGGAGACTATCATACAAGACCAGCAGCCTACATGGTTCGCTGCGCCGACGAACATGGCTACAAATGGATAACCGCACGACCATACGGTTACTCCAGCAGCCCAGACGCGGCCATATCCGCCGCCAACGCCCACCACGCTGCCGCAGTCGTCGCGGCGCTCACAGGAGCCAAGACATGACTGACAGACCAATTTTATTTAGCGCGCCGATGGTTCGTGCGCTGCTTGATGGGCGGAAAAACCAGACGCGGCGGGTTTTGAGCCTTCCTGATTGGACACAATTAATGGACTGCACAGGCCAGCTTGTCCAATATGAACGTCAGGAAGGGCATGAGCGGCATGGCCTTGAATTTGTCACTAAAGGACGGAGCCTTTGGAATAAAGAATCCAATCCGACTGGCGTTTCGGGTGCGTATCTTCGTGTTCCCGTTATGCCCGGCGACCGCCTCTATGTCCGCGAGGCGCACTACATGACAGACGATGGTGACTATGCGATTGCGGTGTATGCAGAAGACGATACGGAAGTTGCAGAACACAATTCGCGGATCAGGCGGCTTCGAGTGTCGCATTTGCTGTCTGAGGAATGGGCCAAGCCGCACCTGAAACTGCGTCCATCCATCCACATGCCCCGCTGGGCCAGCCGCATGACCCTGACCGTCACCGATGTGCGGGTGCAGCGGTTGCAGGAAATCAGCGAGGCTGACGCGATTGCCGAAGGCGTGACCGAGGGTTCAATAACGGATGAAATATCGGGGGTTTGTGAAGGATGGTCAGCCAAGACGGCTTTCCGCAGCCTATGGGAAGCCATCAACGGCCCCGACGCGTGGGATGCAAACCCTTGGGTGGTGGCGCTTACCTTTGACGTGCACCTTGGCAACATCGACGGGGAGCCAAGCCATGACTGACACATTAGCCGAAGCCCTGCCCCGAGAAATTTAGCGCATCTCAGCCAAGCGCGACCGCTGGATAAGAATGGCGCACGAAAACCCCAAAATTGCGCCAGGGATGAACCTCACAATCGCAATCATGCAGCACGAAATTGGCGTTGCCGTCCGCGCCTGCGCCGATGGCGATGTAGTGGAGATGATGGCCGCGCATGAGGGCTTGAAAGGATACAGCGATGACGACTGACGCACCGGACGTACTGCCCGAGATGCAGGCCGAGGCGCGGGGATATAAGCGGGGGCTGCGAGGCGCGGCAGATTGGTGCCAAGGCGAGGCGGATAATTGCGACGACGCTGTAAAGTGGGGCGGGCACCGCAAATACATTGCCGACTGCAAGGCTGCTGGTTTTGCGTTGAGAAATGCCGGTGCTAAAATCCTCGCCATGATCCCCGCCGACGAGCCTGCGCCTCATATAACTGTAAAGCATGCCGCCAAGGTGCTTCTAAAGAG